AGGGGGTTAATGCCCTGGCGAAATTATCAACCCCTGGCTGCACGAACATTTAACCAGCCGTTATTACTCGAACCCGCCTACGCGCGGGTTTTCTTTTCTGCGTTGAGCGAGCGGTTTGGCACTGAACGGCTTATCGATGCAACTACTGGTCATCAGCTTGCCGGTGAGGAACTTAAGCAGCTGGCGAGCAGCTGGGACAATGAATCCCGGCAGACTCCCAAAAGCTATCGCGTAGAACGCGGTATCGCCGTCTTGCCGGTCACTGGCACGCTCGTTCACAAGTTCGGCTACATGCAGCCGGTGTCCGGTATGACCGGCTACGACGGCATAGCCGCGCGTCTGCAGCAAGCAGTAGCTGATCCGAGCGTAAAAGGGATTTTGCTTGATATCGACTCGCCAGGCGGCGAGGTTTCCGGCGCATTCGATACAGCGGATTTAATCGCGCGAGCGCGGGAGCACAAACCGGTCTGGTGCCTGGCCAGCGACATGGCGTGCAGCGCTGGCTACCTGCTGGCGAGCTCCTGCAGTCGGCGCTTGATTACGCAGACAGGCGTTGTGGGGTCAATCGGGGTTGTTGTCGCGCACCGCAGCGTTGAAAAGGCGCTGGAGCTGGCCGGTGTAGACGTCACGTTGATTTATGCAGGCAGTCATAAAGTCGATGGCAACCCTTACAGCGCGCTGCCAGAAGATGTTCGCGCGCAAATTCAGGCCAGCATCGACAGCACGCGTGAGCAGTTTGCTCAGAAAGTCGCTGACTATACAGGCCTGAAAAAATCCCGCGTTCTCGCAACAGAGGCAGCGATGTACACCGGCCAGGATGCTATTAAGGCAGGTCTGGCCGATCAGGTTGTTAACTATGCAGACGCGATTCAGACCATGGCTGACGCGCTGAACACTACTAAACCGGAGTTATTTATGACCACAACAACAGCAACAGCCGAGGATCAGATCCCAACGCTGACAGCTGAACAGATTAGCGCGCAGGCGGCATCCGCTGAGCTTGCGCGCGTGATGTCTAT